ATCCCTGCTGGTCCACTTGCCTAAGTGACCCACGGCATCCTGAAACCCTTTCAGGATGCTCTATAATTAATTCATCAGCAAGGCACCCATGGCAGTTCAAATCGTCAAGCACCAACACTATCGCATTGAGATCACGACTGCTGCATCTCCAAAGCACCCTATCGTATATTTCCGTAAGGCAGGCAAATGCACCACACTGGGTGGCGAGGAGAGGCAGCATGACCGCTTGACGAAGGAATCATATGAGGCATGGATGGCATACAATGTTAAGCGTATCATCGTTGCTCCTGTGCCAGCACAGGAAGTGCCCATCAACTGACTCACAGGGCACCTAGATGCCCTATACTAAGTTCATCAGCAAACCACCCATGACTGCCACTTTCACCGACTACGTTGCTCAGAAAGATGCTCAGAACACCATTCAGTTGAATGTCACTAAGTATGGTCTCATGCTTTGTGATGCTCTCCAACAAAACTATCAGAGAAGGCATCCAAATGGTCGTAACTATTCTTATGCACTAATCTCTGGTCGTAAGTATCACAAAGTGATGCAATGTGTCAATGGTGAGACTGAATCAGTTCATGCCTTCATTGACAAGAAGACTGGTGAAGTTTACAAAGCAGCATCATACAAGGCACCTGCAAAAGGTGTACGTTTCAATCTCTTAATTATCCAAGAACGTGAGTTTGTGTTAAAGAACTGTGATTGGGCAGGTGGTTATCTCTATCGTAATGCATACTATCAAGGTGCCTGATTCAATGAATAAAATTGACACACAAGGTATGAGTCTTCCTGGTAAATCGAAGAGACCAAGTAGTTATGCTCCTATGCCAGTAAAAATTCGCACAATTTTCACACCAGAAGAGCGTATAGAGTTAAAGCAAATTATCAACGAAGCACTTGACGAACGAGAGCAAAGATCATGATTACATCATGTGATCGATGGGTTGTCTCATGGAAACGTGAGAAGAAAGGTGGTTACTCTTCAACTCAACAAGTTGTAGTTTATGGGATAGAAAATGTTGAACACGTTATCAAAACAATGGTTCCAACAGATGAATGGAACGTAGCACCAGCATGACATCAAAAGAAAAACTTTTATTTGTATCATCTTTCATTTGGTTTTTACATTGGAGCACATGTCTAGCATCTACACTACTGGATACGGTTATTCTAAAATCATCTGTGAAGATGTTACCTCTTGGTTTTTGAATGAGTATTTTCCACGTCATAAAATTGATGTGGACATTATTCATAAAGGTCTCAAGCGTGATAAGGTTGTTGGATATTGTTCTGTAATTGGCAGTTGGTATAGACCACGGCACTTTCTAATTGAACTTCAGGCACACATGTCTAAGGAGTTGTATATAAAAACTCTTTTTCATGAACTGACCCACCTGGCACAGTGGGTAGACGGTTCGCTGCGGTTTCGATATGGAAAAATGTGTTATTCACAAGAACCTGTTGAAAATTACGATTATTGGGATCAACCACATGAAATTGAGGCACGGGAGAAAGAAATAAGGTTATATTATCAGTGGTTAAGTGATAAAAGGGGTGTGTCAGCATCAGAAGTGGCACAGCAGACGTTTTCAAACCGCCTAAGGGCAGTATAATTACAAGGTAATCAGCAAACAACTGCGTTTCACATGCAAATCTCTCAAGAGCAGCACGATCAACTGATTGAATTGATTGAAGATACAATTGGGTATTTTTGTGATGAGAACATGGTTTCTGGAGAACTTGCCTACAGTATCATGGAATGCTTGGCAACTGCTAAGGTTGCTGAAATGCAAGGCATCATAACCGAAGACTTTTGTATGGACGCCTGAGGAACCGGACCATCACCTGCCCCACGGGCATCCCACCCTGCTATAATTAATTCATCAACCAAGGAACCCCATGCAAATCTCCAACAACATCTGCACTGTTGATTTCTTTCCTGAGGCATTCATTGCTGACGAGGGCGTCAAGCGTTTCCAGAAGCGTGTTACCTTCAGCAATGGCACTAAATCCTATAGCACTGTAACCATGCTCACAGCACGTAATGAGTGGGAGACACGCCTTGCTAACGGTGCTGAGGTGACTGGTTACAACATGGACCAGATGCCTCGCTCTGAGTATGCTCCCATGGCAGTTTGATGAGAGCAACACAGTTTCTCTTAAGTGGCATTATTGCCTTTGTCACTATCACATGTTACCTGCTATTCTTAGCGCAGCGTGACACTCAAATGATGAACTACTATGACTCAACAATCCAATCAAGAGTTCGTTAACGACTTATTTGACAAACTATTCAGTCATGTTGACACTGACATGATTGATCTACATGATGATGATTCTTGTGATGATCATCTCCAATTTGAACAACTTCTCCTTTTTTGATCATGTCTCCCAAACTTTCTGGTGTATTTGTTACTTGTGAAGACTATGGATGCATTTATACTGTTTGCACTGAAGGTGAATTGTTTTATGCACCTATTCATAATGATGGTAAAATAGATTTTGATGAGTTCAATATGGTAGATTTTTGGGAATCTGATGTTGATGTTGAGGAATTGGAAAAAATTCAATCTATTTTGATTGATATGATGAAGTGTGCTGGACTTTATTTTCAACAACCATCATTTGTGTGATATAAAAATGTCTTTTACTACAAATCCTTCAGATTGGATTGATTTTTGGGAAAGTGAAGTGCCAACTCAACTAACTATGCAACGTCAAAATCACATTGATGAACTTGAGAAGAGTATTATCGCACTTGCAAAGCATAAAATGAAACTTCTATCTGAAGTTCAAGAAATCAATAATGATATTGAATTTCTTCGCAAACAACAAGAGGATTTGAGTGATGTATAATCTTAATAACTACGAAATTGAAACCATCATTGATGGTTTGCAGGATGCAATTCGTGTTTGTTATGATGTGGACAGCACATCTAATAATAATGAACGTAGTTATCCTTATGCCACAGGGTATTCAAGGGAAGCAATGAAAACTGCGGTGAGTAGTTTAATCGAAATTATGAAAATAAATGCCAAATATGATCTTGAATGTATGTGATATAATTAACTATGTAATCAACTGAGATTGAACGATGTTTGAGAAAAATGTATCACTCAATGTCCAAGAAATTGGCGTCATTCTTTCTGCATTACAACTCTTAGATCACAGCGAAGAATATTATATTGCTAAAAATTACGGTAGTGCTCCATCTCTTCATGATAGATTAAAAAATATCTATGATGATATGGACCAAACTTCTCTCGGAATCCAAAATGACCCCATCTGTGAACCTTCCTTCTGACATGAAAACTTCAGTCACTCCTGCAACTAATCCTGAATTGTGGTATCAATGGTATGTAATTGTGAAAGAAGATGCTCCTGAGGTATTGGATACTTTTATCGAAAATACTGCTGCCAAAATGGAAGTAACCGTTGATTATTTTATGCAGGAGTTTCTCTGATGGCATATGGAGACAGATATCAGGAAACTCCTAAAGAAAAAGAGCGAATGCGTTTAATCATAGCATTATGGCAAGTGAATAATATTGTAGAACTTACAAAAGATAATGAATTCAAAACTCACCTTTATAGTCATCTCTCATCAATTAAATATGAATTGGAAAGGCAGTTGACTAATCTAAGAATCTCTGATAACATTACTAAGGAAACACAAAAGAGGCAATGAAAAATCTTTATTTGGTTGACTATTGGGTGCCATTCCCTTCTTCAGAATACGGTGGAATGGTTGTTGTAGTTGCAGAGGATGACCATGAATGTCATGATGTATTAATGAACTGGCGTCATGAATCTGATAGTAAACATGATGCTAACATTATCACTCAAGTAAAACGAGCACCAAAAATTACAGTTTCTGTAGAAGAACAATCCCGTGTTGTAGAGGCATTTACTACCTAATGGAACAATTATATAAAGTATTAGAATTTACAACAACAGGTTGGGAAGTTCCTAATAGCGAGTTTAGAAAACTCACTAAAGAAGATGCAAAGCAAAAAATTGATTACCTTTTGAGTGAGGGTACAAGTCCCAGCAGGATTAAAGCAGTTCCTGATAATGATTGAACTTCCTCCAGATTTTCCTCATCAATGTCCAGAAAACTACTCTTACAAAGTTGAACAATTCAAGAATAACGTTCTTGCAATCTGGTTATATCATCATAAAGAGTATGTTTACAGTAGTAAACCTGTATATACCATATGGGGATTCTATAATACTAAGAAAAAAGAATATTCAACACCTATCAACTCCAAAAAGTGTGGAAGTAAAATAGATATAAGTAATACAACTCCTTATACGGCAATGCAACTTAATCTTAACCCTTTAGAGATGGCATTTTTATGAATGATATGTGGAAAGAAATGTCAAATAAACCTTCAGAACGTATTGCTAAACCTAAACAATCATATGAACCAGAGGTTGATGATTATGTTATTTGGGGCAATTTCAAAGGATGGGTATACTTTAAAGATGTTCAATATATTACAATAGAACTTGGTGTTAAACCAAAACCAAATTGTGAGTATACCAAATTAGAAAGACATAAGTATATCCACACATTATTACTTTGTTATCCTAATAGATGGAATGAGTTGCAATATGTTCACACAAGAAAAAACAAATATGGAAAAAATTTAGAAGAAATGAATGTTTATGATAGGTTCAAATGAGTAATTATTTAAAACATATATTTCCAATAAACATATATCATGGTTCTGTCCAAGATAATAATAAAATTAAAGAATTAATTATTCCTTTAATTGAAGAGCATAGAAAAGGTAATAAACATACTGCTCCAAAGGGTTGGTTAACAGATAAATTAATAACATCATTTAGTGATGATGACTTTAATGATTCATTAAAAGATGATTCTACTCCTATTGGAAAAGAATTATCAAAACAATATAATCCAATCTTTGCAGATTTTTTTGATAGATCATTTTCTATACAAATTACTGACATGTGGTATAATTTTTATGATAATGGTGAATATCAAGAAGCACACTGTCATTTTGGCAACTGGAAAACTCAAAACCATTTTGCCTGTATTCACTTTTTAAATTATGATCATAATAAGCATTCCCCATTAAAACTGTTGGATCCAACAAGACATATTAGGATATCAAGTTGGGAATTTTTTGATAAGAGAAATTATACTGATCAGATTAGTCTAAATGTTAAAGAAGGTGATTTTATTATGATACCTGCATATCTTGAACATGAAGTAAGTCCTGGTATTCCAACACCAGATTATCCAAGAATCACAATTTCATTTAACATTTCTGTTATTGATATTGATGAAGATAATGGAGATGAAGATACGGTGGATGACACTAATGAGTAATAATATTGCTAAAATATCGGATAATTACTTTACCGATCGTGAACATAGATTCATATATGAATATTGTTTAAGTTGTGCATATTCATATGGTGAAACTGACAATGCAGAAACACCACCAACTGGATTGATTCATAATATTACTGAAACAGAAGAAATTTATCCTTTAATTGAACTGCGGATTAAAAAATCCATGGCAGAGGAGTTTTCAAGATATGAAATTTATAGGATGTATATAAATTGTTTTGCCCCATTAGAAAATCCATATTTTCATACTGATGGAGAGGAGGGTGATTTAACCTTTCTTTATTATCCCAATCATGAGTGGCAAGTGGATGAAGGTGGTGAAACGCAAATATATGATGGTGAAATTATTAAGGGATATCCACCTATACCTAATCGTATGATAGTATTTGATGCTGCACTATTACACCGAGCAACATGTTTCCGAAGTAGACATCGTTTCACTATTGCAATCAAGTATAAATTACTTGATAAATAGAAAAAAACTCTGTTTATCATAAATGGCAACGACTGGAAATACCAATAATCAAACAAAACAATTTGGTGGTAATGGTGCGATTAGTTTAAAATCCGTTAGAGATTTTTTTGGTGGTAATTCAAATAATATTAAATTTTCAAAATATTATAGAAAAACGAATGTAGATATATCCACTTCTCAATTTGGTAAAGAATCTACAGGATATTTTGTTCCTGATTCAACTGAAAACAGCACCGTTAAAAGTAGTGGAAGTAATCATTCTTTTGGTGATTTTCGTGGGGAGAATGATAATGGTGTGCTTAAAACATATTTGGTAACACAAACTGGTTCAAATGATAGGTATTCACTACATTCTGGTAGTGGTGCTGGATCAACATGGAATGGAAATTTAGCACGTAATGTTCCTAAGACTGGAAGAATCTCTGGTCGTTGTTTTACTAATGTTCAATCGAATGGTTCAAGCACAGGTAATTTTGCTCATTCAACTGGTTCTGCACTTAAATTTTCTGCAACGGCATATAATCTTGAAATTGATATTGATTCAGGACAAAATAGAGCAACATTTCCAAATAGTGTAAACAATTCTAATAATGGTCCTAGAGGTGTATTTTCCACTGGTGGCACTGGTGGAACACAAAGTAGTCCTAATGGAAAGGCTGGAGGAACTGCAATGTATGTTGCCCAAGGTTCTAATAGGTCTAAAACAAGTGCAATTATCAATATTAATAATGGTAATGGTCACATTTTCGGTGGCGGTGGCGGTGGTGTTTCGGGAAGAAATGGTAATGCTGGAAATAGGAGAAATTGCACGTTTTATTCATCCAAAACTGTTAACATATATTCTGGTGGCAGTGGTCTTAATATAAGAGCACTAGGAAGTTATGCTAATAATAGTGGTAGTTGTGGAGGTCAAAATATTGCTGGTGTAAGTGGATCATGGTATCATTCCTCACCATCTGGTAGTGATAATAGATCACGTTGTAGAAGTGAACACGGTGGAAATCGAAGTCGGGGAGCTAGTAATTGTTTTGCTCAGATTAATAAAACCTGTTTTTATTCGCATAATTTTAAAGGTAATGCATCTGCGGCAGGAAATGGTGGAAATGGTGGTGCCGGACAAGGTTCTAATAACTTAGGAGTTTTCGCAGGTCATAATAATGGAAACGTAGGAACTTGTTCAAATTGTAATGCTGTTTCTGGTTATGGTGTTGTATCTGGAAATGTTTTTAATTGTGGAAACAATGGTACTGCCGGTTCTATTGGTGGTCTTCATGGTCAAAATGGTCAGGCATCTCTCAATCGAAGTTCTGGATCTGCCGGAAGTAAAGGTCATGCAGTATATTCAAACACCAAAGCACAAGTTAAACTTAGTTCCACTAAAATGGCAAGAGGAACGAACAGTAATGTAACTACATAAAATAAATCATGTTTTAATTATGGAACCAATCAAAACCGAAGAAGAGTATCAAAAGCGTTTATATGAATTTTTAAAGAATTTCATTCATGAAGATTATCCTCAACCATTTGTATCATCTCCTGATGTAATGGAAGAGCGGCAGAACATTTGTAATCAATGTGAGCATAAGAAACCATTAAAGAATAAGTGTAGTCTTTGTGGATGTCATATTAATGGGAAGATTATGTCATGTTTAGAACGTTGTCCTGATGGAAGATGGGATTGTGATTTTGACGGATTCGTTGCAACATGCTACAATAGTATTGAGGGTAAATTGAAGGAAGGTATGGTATATGAGTGATGAAAAGAAATCCGAAGAAGGAAATGATATTCCATTAGGGATATATGATAACTTTATTGGATTATATAAGAATGCTCTTAATCCTGAGTTTTGTCATAGTGTAATGAAATCCTTTGATCATTATCAGAGATCAAATTCTGTTTGGTGTGAGGACGATCAATTTCAGAATTCAATTGCGGGTCGATTTGATTATGCGATTGAACTTTGTAATATGACACAGAATATGAATGGTCTTGTTGATCGCGATTTAAATGATGTTTTAATGAAATGTTTTGATGAATATATTCATCAGTACGGGCATTTAAAAACGAGCACATTTTATTCAACCACACAGAAGGTTCAAAAGACACCTGCTGGTGGTGGTTATCATGTATGGCACGATGAGAATACATCATTATCACAATGCACAAGAGCAATGGTATGGATGTTTTATTTGAATGATGATTTTGGTGGAGGTGAGACTGAGTTCTTGTATTATCACAAAAGAGTTATACCCGAACAGGGAACATTATTAATCTGGCCAGCAGGTTTAACACATGCACATCGTGGCGGATTAGTCTTAGAAGGAATAAAGTATGTTATAACGGGGTGGTTTAATGTCGGAGGAGAATAGTTCACAGTATCCATCAATTACACAACAGGGAAGAAACTTAGTTAAGTTAATGAAGGAGGTTGGCACAAATGCCTTATATGGTGATAATCTTTTTGTTGAAGGTGATGAGAAACAACGAAGATATGATATATGCCAAGCATGTGAACACTTTGATCGCATGAGAAAGAGATGCCGTGAATGTGGATGTTTCCTTGAACAGAAGACTCGATTAACTGCTGCCGAATGTCCTATTCATAAGTGGTAAGACGAGTGACTCGCGGTTAGATATAAAACCACATATAACCTCTCCATGTATAACGCCCATGACTTTTAAGTGCCTTGGTAAGAGATGAACCATGTGTACCTTTACCCATTTGTCTAATAACATCTGCACGGGATTCAAAAAAGATCTCATCCCAGGTCACTTTATTGATACCTTTGACTGCTTTCTTTTTAGTCTTATGTTCTAATAACTTCCAACGATGACCATAAGAAACATAACCCTTACGTGCTGATAATAGTATGTTAGCATTACGGTTTGGATTACCTGCAAGTTCCTCTGCTGCTACACTTGCATTCTCCCACTCTTTTGATATGCCTGTTTCTATGTTTAATCCTTGAATACGTATACCTGAATGCTTACCATTACCTCTGGTTTCATTTGTGAATGTAGGGAGATACTTAGGTTTCTTTTCTTCTGGTTTCTTCGTAATTACAAAGGATGAAGAAGGTTTGTTCTCAATAGTAATGTTACTGTTATTATATTCTGAGTTATATCTACCTATCCAATATATTCTTTTATCTTCTAACTCATGTTCATTACATTCATCTATTTGTTTGATATTAAAGATATGATTACCATAACTTCTCATTGCACAGTGTAACGAATCTGGACACATACGTTTTGAACGCTCTATGTGGTGTTTCCACTCTTTATTGAGTGTTTGTGTGGTCTTTCCGATGAATTTGTGTCCTGTTTCTGTGTTGATGATTAGATAGATGATTCCCAAAATACCCCTCCTTAAAAAGTATCATAAATAACGATCATTTTATAGTATTTAACATTTTAATTATCTAAGAGAGTTATTTTTATTTTATTTTGATTAAATGTTCAGTGATTCTCATTAGCATTAAGTAATATTGTGTATTATGTGGTATTGTAGAGTATTGTAAGTTAATGTGTGTTCTTATTGTAAGTTTAGCGAGCGTAGCATGAGACGCGGAGTTTGTCAACCCACGGGGCGCGATTTTCTGGGCGAGATTAGAAGATCTTATATGCACTACGAGATTTCT